CAGTTCCGCCGGTCAGTTCCCGCGGAACCCCGACGCCTGCCTGGTCCAGCGTCTCCGCTTCGAAGTCCAACGACTTGTCCTTCGGTGGTGTGATTTCCATTACCTGCGCAACGGTCGTCGACACAGACGCAACCTCGACCTTCAACAGTGTGCCTTTGCATTTGTTAAACGCCATTTCGACCGCTCCTATGAAACCGCTGCGACGCTGTACTTGAACGCGATCTGTGCCAACACAGAACGCCTTAAAACCTCGATTGTGTTGTCGTCCTCGACGAGTTTTACCGGTGGCGAGTCCGTCCCGCCGTCCAGTATTTCGACTGCTTCGATTTCGATCGTCCCTACATTAGCTGTGACGATTGATGCGCCGGTTTCGAGCTCGACCAACGACCGACGGATTAGATTGGCCAGCGTTTCGAGGTTTCCGGGATCTTCCGCCCGTACTTCAAACTCGTAGATCGGAAACTGCAGATCGACCGCGGTTCCGTCCAACGTCGACGACCAGTCCGAGTCGTCCGCCTTAAACGCGATGTGCGGCAACGCCTCGACCGATTCGCGTATGTCGCCGAATACGACCCGCTGCGACACCAACGCCGTAATCGATGTTTTCGACAGTAGATGCGTTCTCAGTGCTATTTCGAGCGACACGCCTAACCCTCCCGCCGTAAACGGTTAACTTCCTGCGTTAGCTTCTGCAGACCGACCGTTCGAACCTGTCGCAATGCTGCACCCTTTGCCGCCGCTGTCGCTCGACTGATGATCTTTACCTGTGCGATTCGACCGACAGACCGTCCGGTCGACTTTACGCGTCGCAGCTTCGTTCCTAACGCAAACCAGTGAACGTTGCGACTGCCGATCCCGACGCCGGTTTTATTCTTGCCCGATCGCTGCGGTTCTCGTGCTTTCCCGACCGCAAATCCCGCTTTTGCGTCCAATGCGTCCTGTCGTTTCCGTTTCTTGAACCGCTTATTAACGACCCGCTTCAATGCCTTTTTCGCGTGCGGACTTAATCCCGGTTCCGCCGCAACTTCCTTCCGCATCTGCTTAACCAGCACCGACAATCCTGCCGTCATTCCCGACCGAACGACCTTGCGGGCCGATGCTCCCGCCAGCTTCGACAGTCGACGGTCGATCGATGCCATACCAGCGAGCCGAAACGTTCTGTTAGCGTTCGATGCCACAGTTACACCTCTGCGCGGTCCATGAAATCGTCGAACGTGCTCCGCAGGTGCAATTCGACGCCGTTCTTCAGCGAAACCAGAATCGTAATCTCGTCGAACTCGTCCTCTGCGTCCTCGTCGCGGTACTCGTGCACGCTGGCGATCTCGTCCCGATTGATCGCAACCCGTAACCCGCCGACCGCTTCGAACTCGTCCATTATTCCGGCTCCGCCAATATAGTTATCGATTTCCGGTCGCCGTCCTGATCGAACGCCCCGGTAACAATCCAGTTCGACCCGTCTTCCCGTACGATTCGCCACTTCGACGTTATCTGCGTCGAGTCTGTACTGTGCCAGACAACGATCTCCGCGGTCAGATCATCCTTAACCTTGATGTTCGCCCACACGAAAAACTGTGACACATAGTTCGACGGGTCATCCGTACGGTGTCCGTAATCGTCCCGGACCTGCGTTGCCGCTGGTGCCTCAACTTCGACGTATTCCCGCAGGGTTCCGGTTTTCACACGTTCTCCAACAGTCGATTGTCCCGGACCTTGTACGGTGCCAGCAGATTGTCGACCGCCGTTCGCAATGCAACGGAACCGATCGGAACAACTGGCTGATTAGTGCGGTTTTCGTAGTAGTCACCGATTAACAGCCGCATCGCGTGTCGAATCGGCTCCGGTACGTCTGAACCTGCTGCCCCGAACCCGGCAACGTAGACGATTGACACTGCCGCCAACTGTCGACGCGTTGTAGGCCAGACGCCTTGATACGCGGGCGTCAGTTCCGCTGGGATCGCCGTCAGATTCTCCTGCTGTGTAGTGACCGTCTGCGGATCGCCGTTCGTGTCCGTGTAGCCGATCGATGTGATCGACGAGACGTTACCACCGGGCAACAGCAACGGATCGGCACCCGACGGAAAACACTCACGTTCAAGCGTTAGCGTCTGCGTGATCAACTTCCGCCACAGCACCTCTTCGAGGTACTGCCGGGCCACGATGATCAGCGACGTAATCAATGTGTCTTCGTTCGTTGCCGTTACACGCAGGTGCGACTTTGCTTCCGTCAGCGTTAACGGCTCTACCGCCGGAACTGTCGTCACTTCGTATGGCATTGCATCCCCTTAACGCAAAATCGACCGCGGTTTGTAGTGTCCCGCGGTCGATCCCCTGCGACGGTCCGTGCCGCTGTTTTGTGCCCTATTTCGCCGCTTTGTCCGCAGCTTTCCGTTTTGGTTTTGCTGCGGGCGTTGTGTCTTTTTGGGCGACCTCGACTGCACCGTTAACGCCGTACCAGACCTCTGCCTGTTCCGCACTGCACTCGACGACCTGTCCCGGCAACCCTTCGGATCCCGGCACCCCGCTGTTGTGCAACAGTTTCACCGTTACGCGTTTCCCTGACATATCGTCGCCGCCTTTATGTAAACGCAGCCAGTGTCGCCGGGCGTCGTGACCCACCCGGCGACACTATGCAACGCGAGTTGACTAGGACGCAGCCTGGATCAGGTGCTTAACAGCCCCGGTATTGATCAGTTCGCCATCGTGACGACTGAACGCAATAAACCCGGTTTGATCCAAATCGCGATAACGTTCTTCGAGGCGATACAGACGAACGCTCGAAACATCGCGGATCACGTACTTTTCGAACGCACCGAACAGAACGGTTTTGTCCGTCGCCGTGATTGTCGACGACATCTGCTGGTTAACCGTGTACGGTCGACCGTGCAGCGTGTCCGGCACTCCGGCAGCCATTCCGCTGTTCCACAACGGGCGACTGTCGCCGTCGACGAGTTTTCGCAGATACGCCAGAACGTTGTCGTGGAACATGTAACCAACGCTCGCCAGATCGCGGTATGCCGGGTCGATTGAGTGTTCCAGATCGATCAGTTCCTGTGCGGTAATCGCTGCGACTGCCGCTGTGGTTTTACCCGCAGACGTCGCCGTAACAATCCCGTTCGGCTGACTCGAACCGGTTCCGGTCGTGAAGTGTGCCGCGGTGATCCGTCCGAGTCGTTCGCCCAACTGTTCGGCGATGACAGACGACAGATTGAACGCGGAATCCTCCAAAAGTTCCTGCGAAATCATGATCGGCGTTGACGAGTATTTGTACGCGTTCAGAGTCTTAACCCCGAACGTCGACTCGACGGAACTTCCGATCGTCGTGTTTTCCGCCAGCAACGCACCAGAATTCCCGGTGTCGTCCGATGTCGGCAACGGCAACGCGTTTCCGGTCGCCGTTCGCAGTACGCGACACACTCGCCGCGGCCCGTTAAACGCCAACATCGTCTGTTCCAGTTCAGCCTGAAACCCTTCCGGAACCGTGTANCCGCCGTCGGCGTCGGTGCCGACAGACATTGCCCGGTATTCGTGCCGCGGTTCTGCTTTGTGTGCGTACCCGCGATGCCACTGTTCCGAATGCGGGCGAACGTCGCCCAACAGACGCAGATCAACGCCCTTTTTGCCGATGTTCAGACCGGTCCGCTTCGCCGCTTGAATGTGGCGTTCTTCAGGATCCAGATCGTTTACGTTGCGAATCCACCCCTGCAACGCTGTCAGTCTGTCTTCATCCAGCGACCGCGAATCGGTCGACTGCCGACCGTTCGAATCACCTCGACCGACGCTGCCGCCGTAGTCGTGTCGTCGATTCATCTGTTCGGCGATTTCGTCGGCGCGCTTCTGTTTGTCTTCAAGGTGTTTGACGCGTTCAGCGTTTTCGTCGTAAGCGCCGTTAACCCGCGTCCATTCCGCCTCGTCCTCTGCGGACCACGTGTGGTTGTCGTCGTTCGCCAGTTTGTTGAGTCGCGAAATCTCAGCGCCGAGTTCGCCAGCCTTTTCTCGCAGTTCCTTAATCGCAGACATCAGATCACCATCCCTTCGGATTGTTTGTGGGTTCAGATTTCAGTTTCTGGCGAACTGGCACTGATTGGACGGTGCAGCGTTGCCGGTTTCGGGCTATTTCCGACTGTGCAGAATTTCTGCCCTTTATGTCCCTCAGTTCGTTGCGTCGCTGGTGACACTTTCCAGACCCAGCGATGCAGATCGCGTTTGCATTCTTCCGCGGCGTTCCTCGATCGCTTCTGGTGAGTTGAACCGCCAGACATCGAACTCGCTGCGGGCGTTGCTCGTGTGTCGGGACAACCACGCATCGAACCGACAACACGCTGGGTCGTCGGCGATGCTCGATCGTGCCTCGCTGGACGCCGACTCGTATGCCGGGAACACAACCGGCCCAACTTCGAACAGTCGAACGCTTTCGATTTCGCGGATGTAAACCGTTTTGTCTTCGCGTTCCTCTTCCCGCCATGCCGTCGCCGTCGGTACGAACATGAACGACGACCCGGTCGTGTCACCGCGGGCGACCGATTCCAGAACGTGCCGGGCCGCGGCTGTGTCCGGTGGCTCGACAACGTACCGCAGCCCGGTCCCGTCGACGGACAGATCCAGCGTGCCCGCCGATGATCGCCCTAAAATCAGATTCGCGTCGTGATTAAAGAACGATCGCACGTCGTCCGATTCCTGCAACGCTCGATCGAATGCCCCCGGCAGAATCCGTTCGACGACGTCGTCCCAAAGCCAGTATTCTGTACCGGGATCGTCGGCGTTGTGGAACACCGCACCGTATCCGGCGACAACCGACGGACCGTCCTCGTCGTGCCGCTTTTCTGTCGTCAATCGACCCCGTACGAACCCCGGAAACGTTTTCATCGCAAACCCCTTAGAAATACTGCCCCACAACGCATCCCGCGACGTGTTCCGCCTCTGCGTCGATGTTGTTAACTGGTGTGCCGTTGCCGATCCGCTCGACCGTGTCCCGGATTACAGCGTCCGCGAATGTCTCGCCCGCTAACGGGTCGCACAGTGCCGCGATCGGTGCCAGCGACGACCGGACAACGTCGTCGACCGGTTCTTTGCCTCGACTGGCTGCGACGAACATGCGCTTTGCGATGCGTCGCGCCGTGTCCATTGCGATCTGCCGAACGGCGTGTGTTCGATTTTCGTTACACACTTCGCCCGACGCGTCGCGTGTGTC